GGCGCTCGTGCAAGCCGTCGGGATGCTCGTCGCGCACCTCGCGACGATGGGCCGCGACCTCGTCGTCGAGGACCGGCGCCTCACGCAAACGCCGCAGGGGTACGCCGACCTGCTCGCGGCCTATCTACCGGCGACGGTCGCCTAACATGCTCTCGCCTAAGACCTCGATCGGCCAGCGCCCGCATCGCGCGATGTTTCAGAATCCGGGGCCGCCCGTGCCCGACGGCGACGGCGGGTATACGCAAACGTGGACGGACCTCAACCCGCGCGCGCTCTGGGTCGCGATCGAGACGGCCTCGACGGTCGCGCTCGAACGGAAGGTTGCCGCGGGCTCGTCGCTGACGACCGCAACGCATCTCGTGAGCGGGCCATTTCACCCCGGCGTCACGACGAAAACGCGCGTCCTCTACAACGGCCGCGAGTTTCACGTCGATAGCGTGACGAATGTCGACGAGCGCGGGATCGAAATGGTCCTCGTCTGTACGGAGTCGATGCCGTGAGTAGTCAACTCAAAATCGAAGGGCTCGCCGAATTGCGCGCGGCGCTCCGCGCGTTGCCGACCGAACTCGTCGACGAGGCCGGCGCCATTGTCGGCGCCGCGGCCGAGGAGGCGAAGCGCGCGATCGTCGACAAGTATCCGACGCGCACGGGCAACCTCAAAGACGGGATGAGTGTCACGCGGCGCCGCTCGGGCAATTTCGGCACGGCGGCCGTCGTCGTCAATAAGGCAAAGCACGCCTGGATTTTCGAGAGCGGCACCCAGGCGCGGCACAACGATATCGGCGCGAATCGCGGGTCGATGCCGCCGGGGCACGTCTTCGTACCGGGCGTCATGAGCAAGCGGGCCGAGATGTATCGCAACCTCGGGAAGATGGTCGAGGCGCACGGGTTGATCGTGACGGGAGTCGATGAGGTATGAGCCCGCGCGCGTCGCGGTCGACGGGGCCATCGACGGATTCGTCGGATATCGACAACGCCATCATGGCGAAACTCGGGGCCGATGCCGACCTCCTCGCGCTCTGCCCGAACGGCGTCTATTGGGACGAAGCGCCGCCCGGCGCGACGCGCTTCGTCATCGTGTCGCTAGTCGCGGCCGACGATGCCGATCAATTCGGCGGCACGGCGTACGAAGACATTCTCTATGCCATCTCGGCGCGGATGCTTCTGAGCGCGGCCGGCGATATCAAAGCCGCGGCCTATCGCATCGATACGTTGCTCGCGGAGCAACCCTTGACCGTTGCCGGCTATACGTGGATGGCGTGCTACCGCGAGACGCGCATCCGCCTGACCGAGGTCGACGACGTCGATATCTCGATTCGCTGGCAGCATCGCGGCGGAAATTATCGCGTGCAAATGTCGATCAATCCCTAGGGCGATCGGGGCACCTCTAACACGGGCAAAGGGAAGGGTAATCCTATGATTCTGTCAGGGCGCTATGGCAAAGTGAAGTACGACCCGACCGGCGTCGGCGGCGTGACCGCGGTCGAGATTGCCAGCATCAACGGCTGGAAACTCTCGATGAAGACAAATTACGAGGACGTCACGTGCTTCGGAGATGCAAACCTCGTGTACGTGCCGGGCCTCAAGGACGTGTCTGGGACGATGGGCGGCTTCTGGAATTCCGACGATACGACCCTCTTCGATGCGGCCGACGCGACCGCGCCGGGCTTCCTCGAACTCATTCCGAATTCGGGTACGACGGAGTCGGCGTTTTTCTGGTCGGGTAAGGCGTACATGGACGCCGATATCGATTGCTCGCTCCAGGCGCCGAAGATTACCGGCACGTTCAAGGCGGCCGGTCCCTGGACGCGCGCGGGCGGCTAGAAGGCCGCGCCCGTGTTTCAAGGCGTGACCTTGCACGGCGGGCCGGCGTCGCTCCTCTGGGGCTACCGCACGGCCGCCGTGCTCACCTCATGGCGGATTACGCGCGTTAGACGCGGGCGCTGGGCGCTCGCCGCGACCGTGTCACGCGTCGATCCGTTTCAACTCCGGCAGCGCCCGCTGCTCTTTACGGCGCCGCGCGCCCGCGGCTTCTGGGCCTGGGGCGTGATTTCGCTCGACGAGGTCACGCCGCGCACGATTAGCGCGACCCTCGGGCCGCCCGAACAATAAACCGCGGAGCGTGCTAGATGAGTCGTTTCCCGCCTCCCGCCGTGACCCTGCTCAAGATTTCGGGCGGCGATACGTTGACGGTCAAAAGCCGGCTCAATGCCGGCGAGTCGCGCGCGGCCTTCGCGCGGATGATGGTCGAAGGGTCAGACGGGACGTTGCGCGTCGACCGGCAAGCGCAAGCGATGGCGCTCATGCTCGCCTATCTCGTCGACTGGAGCCTGACCGATGAGGCCGGGCACCTCGTCGTCATTCGCGAGCAACCGATCGCGGTCGTCGAGGCCGCGGTCGAAGCCCTCGACGTCGACAGCTACCTCGAAATCAAGGACGCGATCGAGATGCACGACGTCGCCGTCCTCCAGGCGCGAACCGAGGAAAAAAAAGCCCGCACTGGCGCGAGCGCGTCGCCTCCGACCTCGCCATTGCCCGACGCTGCCACTGGCGCTACGAATGGGTCGCCGAGTTAGATCCTGACGTGTACGACGTCCTCGTCGAGGAGTTAAACGCCGAAGCCCGCGAGAGCGAAGGTTAAAACCGATGCCCGCACTAAAAGGCACGTTTGCCGCCGACTTCACGCCGTTTTATGACGCCGTGCAGAAGGCCGACGCGTCGCTCAAAGACTTCGAGTCGGGCGCGGGGCGTGTCGGGACGTCGCTTGACAATATGGTCAATCGGTTTTCGGGGAAAAAAATCCTCGAAGACGCCGCCTTAATGGAGAAGGCATTTAGCGAACTCTCGAAGCAAGGGATCGGGCTGACGACAGCGGAACTCGAACGCATGGGCCGCACGGCAACCGAGGCGACCGAGAAGATGCGGGCAATGGGGATCGAGGTGCCGCCAGGGCTCCAGAAAATCGCCGACGCGACGAAGGCCGTCGAGAAGGAAATCGAGACCGCGCAGAAACAAACGACCGATTGGGGCGGGATGCTCAAAGGCTTGGCCGCCTCGGTCGGGATCGGGTTCTCGGTCTCGGCGATTATGCAATTCGGCGCGTCGGTCGTCGAGGCCGGCAGCCAAATCAACGATATGTCTGAGCGGCTCGGCATCTCGACCGATGCCGTGCAGGGCTTCAAGTACGCCGCGGAGCAAGCCGGCTCGAACCTCGACGCGGTCGGCAACGCGCTCGGGAAAATGAGCGAGAAACTCGCGGGCGGCGACAAGCCGGTCGTTAAGGCGCTCGCCGACCTCCATCTCAAATTCAACGATATCCGCTCGATGAAGCCGGAGGACGCCTTCCTCGCGATTACCGACGCGTTACAGGCAACGACCGACCCGATGGAGCAAATGCGCCTCGGGACGATTCTCATGGGGAAGGGCTTCAAGGAAATTCTGCCGGCGGTTACGGAGGGCTTCCGCGCGACCGCGAATAGCGCGACGAAGATGTCGGCCGACGCGGTCAAGGCGTGCGATCAGGTCGGCGACGCGTGGAATCGGCTCTCGACGAACGTCAAGGCGAAATCCGCCGAGATCATCTCGTACACGCTCGACGCGACGAAACAGGCAACGCAGAGTTGGGCCGGCTTCGTACAGTTTCTCGATAACGCGATCAAGATGGGCGTCGGGCCGGCGCTGGCGTTGAACGCCGCAATGGAAAAGGCGAATCGCGCGCTCAAAGAAAATCACGACATCAATCTCACGCTGCCGGGGCCGATTCATAAAACGAAAGAGGAGTTAGACGCCGCCGCCGCCGCGGCGAAGAAATACGCCGACGAATTTAAGGCGATGGTCGATAAATTCTCTGGCGCCGCCGCGACCAGCGAATTAAACATGCTCGACGCGGTCTATAAAAAACTAAGCGCGAGCGGCAAATTGACGGCCGAGGGCACGGCCGAACTCGCCAAGCAGGCGACCGAACTCTTTAAGGCCGGCGGGACGCTGACGCCGCGGCTCCTTGATCTCGTGATCAAATTCGGCGACCTCGACCCGAAGGTCAAAGAGGGTACGGCCGAATTCGAGCACCTCGGCACGACGATTCAAACGCTGACCATGCCGGCAATGGTTGCCATCAATGCCGAGATTGACGCGCTCCAGAAG